AGAGTGACGGGGTAAAGATAAGAGGTGGTGGGCATGATTTCCCTAAGAATTCAAATCCCCTTGTATACACCTACTTCATAAATTTTTTATACCCCACAATTTCTAATACCTTCATCCAATTTTTTATATATATTTTTATAAATTGTAATACATGATCAAGTTACCCACACTGCATTCAGGTCAGGTAGAAATCTATAAGAATAGGGCTAGGTATAATGTAGTTGCATGTGGTCGTCGATTTGGGAAAACAATACTACTTGAGACCATTGCTGCGGATTGTGCTGCTAAGGGAAAGAGGTTTGGATTATTCACCCCTGAGTTTCGTCAGTTAGCGGAGCCGTTTGATCATATCCTGAACATGCTCAATCCTATTGTGAAGAGCAAGAGTTTGAACGATGGGCGTATTGTGACTGTGACGGGTGGCGTGGTTGACTTCTGGAGTTTGAAGGATAACCAGTTGGCGGGTCGTGGCCGTGAGTACCATAAGATCGGTATTGACGAAGCTGCCTTTACCAAAAATGGTCAGATGAACGATATCTGGCGTAAATCGATTAAACCGACCCTATTGACCACCAGAGGAGAGGCGTGGGTATGCTCTACTCCCAATGGGGCTGACCCAGATAACTTCTTCTACCAGCTTTGGCACGATGAGGAGATGGGATTTAAAACCCACCATGCCCCTACTGCGTCAAATCCGTATGTTCCTGAAGATGAATTGCTGCGCGAGCAAAAGACCGCCCATCCCTTAGTCTGGCGGCAGGAATACCTTGCCGAATTTGTTCGCTGGGATGGCGAATCGTTCTTCAATGTTAACTACTTCTTGGTTAATGAGCAACCCGTTGATTATCCAGTGAAATGCGATGGTATTTTCGCTGTGATGGACTGCGCCGTGAAGTCTGGATCAGAACACGATGCCACCGCCGTGATCTATTGCGCTATCAGTCGATACGGAGAACATGAACTGATCTGGTTGGACTATGAGATGTACTCCATTGAAGCCGCGTCTCTAGAATATTTAGCCCCATCTATCATAGAACGATGCGAAAAACTAGCAGAACAGTGTCAGGCGCGTAACGGATCGCTCGGTCTGTTGGTGGAAGACGCTGCTGGTGGTCAAGTTCTAATACAACAAGCCAAGGCAAGAGGATGGCCGATCAAACCCATTGATTCTAAGATTACCTCAAGGGGTAAGGACGAAAGAGCGATGATGGCAGGTGGTGCTGCCTACGAAGGAAGATGTAAGGTCAGTCGATATGCCTACGAAAAAACCGTTAACTGGAAGGGTAGAACGATGAACCATCTACTCCACCAAGTCGCCACATTTAGAATTGGTGACAAAGAAGCCTATAAACGCGCAGACGATCTACTGGATTGCGCCACCTACTCAATGATAGTAGCCTTGACCGATGCGAGGACAATGTAATGAGTGAAGTATTTTTAAATTCGACTGCGCTGCCATCTGAGTTGGCGCAGATTCTTGAGTCGAGCAATATCCAAATTGGATCACAACTAAGCTATCAGTTGTGTAAGTTGCTATGGGAATTCCACCCACTTGCCGGAAAGATCATCGAAAAGCCTATCCGCTTGGCTTTGTCCAAAAATAGAAAAGTCACCGTCTCTTGTGGCATCGAAGAACAGTTAGTCGAAGCATTTGAGCGTGAATGGGATCGTCTGGGAGCCACAAACCATATTCGTGACACCATGTATCTCAGTCGAGTGTATGGCGCATCCGCAATTATCTATGGCGCTCCCAATATTCCAACAGATCAACCCATCGACCCTTGGCAGTTAGCCGATATTCCTGACTTGTACTTCAACCAACTTGATCCGTTGAACCTTGCAGGGTCAATTGTCACCAATCAGAATCCAAATTCGCCTGATTTCCAAAAACCTAATGCAAATATCACTGCGGCAGGTCAACCCTACCATCAAAGCCGCTCTTGTACGGTTTTCTGCGGAACACCCATTTATTTGGCATTCCAAGGCTCAAGTTTCAGCTTTAGCGGTCGATCACTGTTCCTCAGAGCGTTATATCCACTGAAATCGTTCATTCAAACGATGACGGTAGACGATCTGGTATCCCTAAAAGCAGGTCTGTTGATTGCCAAAATCCAGCAATCTGGCTCTATCGTGAACCGTCTGATGCAATCTGCAACAGGTGGTAAGCGTGAAATGCTCAAAGAAGCACAAACAGGCAATATCCTATCTATTGATCCTGCCGAATCGATTGAATCTATCGATCTGAACAACACAGACAAGGCAATGACCACCGCCCGCAACAATATTATCGCCAATATTGCTGCTGCGTGTGATGTTCCTGCAATTCTTCTGAAAGATGAAGCCTACACCCAAGGATTTGGCGAAGGTACGGAAGATGCGAAGTCTGTTGCGCAGTATTTAGAAGCACTGCGTCACGATATGCGCCCACTGTTTGATTACTTCGACAAAATCGTTCAGCACCGCGCATGGAATCGTGAATTCTATGAAAGTTTAGCCGCAGAACACCCTGAAGAAATCGGCACGATGAGTTATGAGCAGTTCTTCTACTTTGCTCAAAACCAATTTAAAGCGACATGGCCTACCCTGATCGAAGAAAAAGAGTCCGATCGCGTACGCAGAGCCTCCGAAAAGCTAAAAGCAATGGCTGATGTCGTTCGTACTCTCGGAATTATTGTTGATCCTGAGAACAGAGCGCGTATGGTGGAATGGTTCCAAGAAAATATTAATACTATGGACATTCTGTTCCCAGCGACTATGGATTTAGACATCGAATCCATCGCTGAATACGAACCACCGCACATGCCAAACCCAGATCACACTTCAGGTGAACAGATTGTCTAAATCTTTCTTCCAAGTGCTGACGGAAGCAATCGCGCACTTCATCCAGTACGGATATAGTTCGCAAAAGGAGTTAAACCTATGGGTAAAGCTCCTCAAATCCGCTATAGGAAGACAACTCGGCTCGCCAGTACAAACGGAGCAGATGGTTACACGTGCGCTCAAAGGCGTTTATAGACGGCAGGTGACGCTACACGGAATCATCAAAGTACATGAGGGTGTGTCTAAATTTAGCGTGGATAAACTTAAACCAACGATGCGCCGCGAACTGGAAAGAAGAATTTTAGCCAGTGCAAATCTTATAAAACTAAATCGCGAATCCGCTATCGCATCTACATTGCGACGTTTTGAAGGGTGGGCGACCAGTATCCCTAAAGGCGGCAGTCAGGCTGTAGACGTAAACAAAGAAAAGAAGGATATCCGCAAGGCGATCACAAAACTCACCTATCAAGAGCGTCGAGTCATTGTCGATCAAGGTCAGAAGTTTGCCGCTTCATTGAATGCGGTTGTGGCTAAAGAGAACAAAGCCATCGCTGCCAAATGGCGAAGCCGCTGGAGAACGAAAGGGTACGACTACCGCGAAGATCACAAAGAACGTGACGAAAACGTGTATGCAATTGCCGACAACTGGGCTATTCGACAGGGGTTGATGAAGGCAGGAGAATGTGGATACACTCAAGACATAACGCAACCAGCAGAAGAAATCAACTGTCAGTGTCGTTATACGTATATCTATTCCATTAACGATTTACCGCCAGAGATGTTGACTGAGAAAGGCCGACAATTACTAGGAAAATAATGCCTACAAAATCTGCTGCACAAGAACGCCTCATGCAAGGGGTCGCGCACAATCCTGAATTCGCTAAGAAGATGGGCATTCCTCAAAGCGTTGGTAAAGAATTTGTCGATCAGAGTTTGCTTACTCCACGAGTAGCAGATGATGTTTCACATGAAACAATGCCTATTGATCCTCAAGGTGGTGCGCATGGTCGTGCCGCTGGGATCATGTTTATGACTGAGGCTGGAGAAATCCTTCTAATGCGCCGAGGAAACGGCGGGGATTATCCATTTACATTCGGGTTGGCGGGTGGTCATCAAGAGCACGGAGAAACTCTGGAAGAATGCGCCCGACGCGAAGCAGAAGAAGAAACTGGACTAAAATATAACGGTCACTTGGATTTAATACACGACGATGGTCAATTTGCGACCTATATAGCTAAAATTAAAGAGCCCTTTGAGGTTAAGTTGTGTGATGAATCCACAGGCTTTGTGTGGTGTAAACCAGAGAATGCCCCGCATCCACTGCATCCTAGTCTAGCAGTGTCCATGAGAGTTGCGGCCGCCAACACCGAATTTGACGTTGCTCAATTGATTTCTGAAGGCATTCTGACCTCTCCACAGGTCTATGCGAACATGCACCTGCTTGCAATCCGCATCACAGGGACTGGTTTAGCCTACAGAAGCTCTATGGGAGAACACGTATGGCGCGATCAGTCGCTATACCTGAATGAAGAATTTCTAAAACGCTGCAATGGCTTGATGGTGATTATGGATCACCCTGATGGCGCAATTTTAGATACCAAAGAATTTAAAGACCGAGCGATTGGCTCAATCATGCTTCCCTACATTAAAGGGGATGAAGTTTGGGGCATCGCTAAGGTCTACGATGAAGCCGCAATGCAAGAAATCTGCGAAGGCGACATCTCAACGAGTCCAAGTGTGGTGTTTGACGAAACATCTGAGAACATCACGCTTAAAACACAGGAAGGCGACCCGCTTCTTATTGAAGGCCGAGCATTCCTGCTAGATCACATTGCCATAGTAACCAAGAAACGTGGTTCCCGTGGCGTATGGGATAAGGGCGGTGCGCCAACAGGCGTTGAACTTAACAATCCAGAGGTAATACCTATGACTGATGTAGCTGTAAAGGCAGATGCGTCTGGCGATAAGCTAGACAAACTGCTGTCAATGATGACCAGCCTAAGTGCGCGGATCGATGCGTTGGAACATGTTCCAGCCGCCCCGCTTGCAAAGGCTTCTGATGACGAAGATGCGAAGAAAGACGACGATGCGAAGAAAGATGATGATTCTTTGCACATGGAAAAGAAAGATGATGATGCCAAGAAAGATGAAGACGACTTTGATCACAAGATGGTGAAAGTTGCCGACAAGAAGCGTAAAGACGCTGAAGGCTCACATCCTGCTGAAGAAAAAGAACACGCTGGCGAAATGCGTCCTGATGACGACGAAGAAGCCGCTAAGCACGAAGACGAAAAGCACACCAAGATGGCTGATTATCAAGCTAAGGCTGATTCAGTATTGGCTGCTTTCGGTAAATCTGCTTCTCGCCCACTCCAAGGCGAAAGCGTACAGGCTTACCGTACTCGCTTGCTGCGTGGCCTTCAGGGTTACAGCGATTCTTACAAGTCGGTTAACTTGCGTAGCGTTAAAGATGCTGCTCTGTTCGATATCATCGAAAAGCAAATTCTTGCTGATGCAAAAGCCGCTGCTAAGTCTCCAGTAGCCTATGGTGATGCGCTGGTTGAACACCGCACACTGGATCGCGCTGGCCGTACAGTTAGCACGTTCACGGGTTCTGTCTCTGCTTGGTTAGACCAATTCAAGGTTGCCCCTATGCGTTGTACAGAGTTCAACACTCCTAACGTCAACAAATATCGCTAAGGTAGGTATCTAACATGCCAAGTTCAATTTCTCTAACTCCAATGCAGACGACCACTGCTGCTGGCTTGTTTCAAGTCAACTCTGCTGGTTTTACGCAAGGTGATGCACAGGACGATCCTGCCATTAAGTTCCAACTTGTTGGTGGCGTATTGTCTGCAAGCGCAACTACTCCAATTTGGGGTGGTATTCCTATTAAGGAATTAATTCCTGCTGCAACTGCTGGTAACAACATGGCTTTGGGTAGCACTGTTATCCAAGCTGCTTCATATGCTGATGTTAACGGCTTCTGCGTATACAATCAGGCTTATGGCGGTATCACTACCCCACAAAGCACTGCTCCATTGTTCTCTGCTGGTATGAGTGTTAACTACTACCGCATGGGTTCTGGCGCACGCATTCCTCTGCCTATTGATCCTACTCTAGTATCATTAGACGGCGGTCAGATCAGTCAGCAAGTGTCTTGGGACTTTACCAATAACAAAATTATTGCGTATAGCACTACTGCACTACCTGTTAAGATTCTGAAGATTGTTACCTCGAACAACCTGTTGGTTTCTTACAACGGTACGACGGGTAACGCAAACTGGACAAGCACTGGCGCACTCGCCTTGTGCCTGATTTAAGAGGTAAACAACAATGAGTGCATTTGCTCCTAGTTATGTAACAGTCAATCCAAACCACATGCTGCCTGAATTGATCATGCAGTATAGTTTGGCTTCTGGCGCTTTCTCTACGCTTGCGTCTGAGAACCCAATGCCACGCTTGGGCGAAGCTGATCTTTACGTCTATGCACGTAAGGTTCAGTTGACCAGCCAAGTTGCTGTTAATCAATCAATGGCTAATCAGTTGCCTTCAGCTTCTGTTGTGCCATCAATGATCAGCACTGCAACTTACCGCATCAATACCCGTTCACAATATGACGGTTTTGATGAAACGGCTGCTAGTCATTGGAACGTAGCCCTTCCTGAAGCCATGCGTTTAGCCGCCCGTCAGGGTATTGCTCAACAGTTGCGTAATGCTCTGTTGTACGGCTTCAACGCTGCTAACGGCGAAGGTCTATTGAACGCAACAGGTGTTACCGCCATCAACCTTGGTTCTGATAGCAATGGCAACACTGGTTATAGCACATGGGATTCGGGTCAGTTGGCTCAGTTCCTGTTGAATATGATCGGTACTTTGAAGACCAACACTTTGCAGATCGGTCAGCCGCTCCGCTTGGTGTTCTTGGCTCCTCAGCGTTTCATTAGCCAAATCAGCTACTCTGGTGTAGTTAGCCTGACTCAATTCCAACGCGTAGGCGCTGGTGTTGAAACGGCTGCTGGCTTGGTAGAAACCGTTGCTAAGTGGGCTGGCGGTGATACCGTTGAGTTCGCTGTTGACGATACTTTGATTGGTCAAGGTTCTGGCGGTACAGATGCGATCATCCTGATTGCTCCTGAACTGAAAGTGCCAAAAGCTAACAGTGTTGTTAACACCAACGCTTTTGCTACGCTTGCTCCAAATCTGACGGCCACTAGCCTGATGCTTTGCGACATGGCTGCTCCTCGTGAAATCCCAACGCCACTTCCTGATGGCGCGATTACCACGCTGTACAGCCTCCGTACTACTTCTGGTTGGGCTATCCGTCCTGAAGCAGTTTCGGTACTATCTGCCGCGTACTAACGCAACCTGCCGCCTCTGAAATACGGGGCGGCTCCTTTTTACATCGGGGGATGTTATGAATCTTTACATTGCCAATTGCTCCAAATCTGATTTTATTTTCACTTACATGCTGGTGGAAAACCCACGCCCGTTTCATCATAAGATTCGTGCTGGCGCACAGATTTGTTTAACTGTAGAGCAGATTGAGGCTGACCAAATCATCAAGCAGCATTCTATTTACGGAATGCAACCTGCTGATAAGGTCGGTAAAGGCTTTGCTGGCTTGGCTTATCGCATTGGTAAACCAATCTCTGTAGAAGCCATTGAAGCTGGTATTAGTCAGAAAGATCAGGAAAACATCGAACGGGCATTAGAAACCCGTAAAAATACGGCAGCAGCTACTGACCACATTCTGCAAGAAAAAGCGCGTGAATTTGGTTCCAAGCAGACTGCTCCGTTAGAAATTGAGATTGTTGAAGAAAAACGTAATCCAGTGGATCAAACCGCAGGATTTAATGAAACTATTCAGGTTGTTAAGCAGGGCTTAACGCCTGAGAAACCTAAAAAGAAACGCGCAGCCTAATGGACACGACCCCAACACTATCCGGCTTTGTAAATTTCTGTAGAAATGTCGTAGGTATTTCTGTTATTGAAATGCCGGATGGTGATGCGGGCTTTTTGAATTCATATACAGTTGCGCTGGAATGGATTCCAATCAATATCAGCGATTACAGCCCCACGTTATATACCTTAGCCGTATACAACTGGGGCGCTTCTTTATTGATTCAATTTCAGCAAGATCAGGTTGGACAAGTATTTTTTACCAACGCCAGAAGTTCATTTGGCGTAAATAATTTCATGGCTGGCGTGATCAACTACGCTTCCAACGACGCTACTAATCAAAGCATGACTGTCGGTAAAGGTCTATCCAATATGACTTTGACAGATTTGCAGCGCGTTAAAGACCCCTATGGTAGACAGGCTTTAGCAATACTTCAGGACTTGGGTACGCTCTGGGGGATGACTTGAAGCTACATCTGGGCGTTAATGATGTTCCTGAATTTGAGGAAGATGTCCAGTTATACGATGTTGCTGTTGATCTCGAAAGACACTACAGACTGTTTTCTACCTTTGTAGATTTGCACAAAGACGATATAGAAAGCGAAATCGTTAACAGTCTTAATTCTCAATTAAGTAACATAATTGCTGGTCAACCTTCTGAGAATCCTCTGCAAGGTGGGTTGGAAAATATTGAAAATCTATTCCAAGAATATTTGACCAAAGAAGAAATGGCCGGAGTGGTTAAGGGCGTTCCTACCAGAATGGCATTCTTCAATAAGAGCCGTATTCCAGATTTTAAACGTCGTGGACAATCATTTGTAGACACTGGTACTCTACGGGCAAATCTTAGAGTCTGGATAGAAGAATAATGGCTACAATCAGCGAAGCCACATTACAAGCTGGATCATCTGATAAAGCCGCTGGGCTGATTGCGGCTATTGGCTTAATTTCTGCTGAACAAACTTATACTTTTGATTTGTATAAGCGGGTAGTTCTACCAGTAGACGGATATGTTTTCTGGATTAAATACAATCAACTCCCTGATTATCTGGTTAGATATGGAACTCCAGCGCTATATGGGAAAACTGCGTTTGGTAGCCGAGCACTAAATCAATTAAATGCTACTAATCCGTATACTCCAGAAGAATTGCAGCGCCTGACATTCAGCATTAATGGCAGTTTGCATTTAACTCAGGAATTGCATCAAGAAGATTCTTCTACCTTTGTAGACCAGACCATTGCTTTTACGACAAAGACACAAGTCACATATTTTGAAAGCATTGCGCCGGATGAGTTATATATTGTAACCATTCCAAACGGGTCAAAAGTTGCATTTTCTCGGCAGCAAAATAGATATACCAATGCGGGTCTCTGGCACTATCACGGGCGGTCTGTTTTTTCGATAACGTCTACTCAGATTATTGATGATATTGCTGATCTAAATCCTAATTTGCAGATCGTTTCTAATAGTTTGCCTTACTGGTTGGCTCTTTCTACAAATACCGTTCCAGTATATCCATCCTTTTTATCGCCTAAAAATCTAATACCTCCATTTATTACTGCCGATATTAGATCAACTGAGGCACTGCAACAGGCTCCTGCGTATGATCGTTACACCTCGCAAGGACAATTAGTTTCAGATACTATCGAATTTACTATGTATGGGTTGAATAATGATGCTGCATTGGATTTCCAATATAGTGTGTTATCTAATTCAGAAAATGGTGAATATGGCATACAAAATATGCCAGTTCCTGTCGATGTAAAAACCAATCAGACTGAGTTTCAGGTGATCGCTCAAAAGAAAACCATGATGGTTCAGGCTGATTATTACCAATATCGGTCAAGGGCGTTTGCTAGAACAATCATTCAAAAAGCAATGATTCAGTTAACACCTGAGCCGCATGACTTCCCTGTTCCTATTATTGTTTAACTGAGGTTTATTATGGCAATTACGCAACCCGCTTATATCGCTTTACCATACAACACAAAAAGTTCTTTGAACCTTTCTGCAAGCACTGTTGTAAAAGCAAGTCGTGGCAGTATCGCAAAAGTTAGCGTGTTAACCGCTGGCTCTGCTGCTGGTGCGATTCATGACTGTGCAACTACTGGCGCTGCCGCTGCTGCTAACAAAGTAGCAACGATTCCTAACACTGTTGGTGTGTACTCATTTGAATTCCCTTGTTTCAATGGTATCACTTACGTTGTTGGTACAGGTCAAGTTGTATCAGTGACTTACGCTTAATCGTCCGAACTAAGAGGGCGTTCACATGGTTAATATTGTTAATGTACAGGTATCTCAACAGGTTGCCAGTGCGCCATCTACTCTGCAAAGAACAGGTGCATTGCTAACTCAAGGTGGTACAAACACTGCTGCAAATACTGCAACATTGCTGACTGCTGCTGCTGACTTTGTTGCAATTAAATCAAGCACCAATACATCTGCCGCTGCCGAATTACAGTCAATGGTTGATACATTCTTTGCTCAAGGAAATGCGACTGCTGTATATGTTTTGGAATTAGGCTCTGATGGCACACCAACACCTGCTGAAGGTGTAATTGCGCTAACAACCTATATCACTACTTATGCTGGTACAACAAGTTCTACTGGACTTGTAAGACCACGATTCTATTCATACTTAGTTCCAAAGAGCTGGGATACAGAATCGACATTTAAGTCATTAGTGGCAAACTATTCAGCACCAGCATCAGAACTTTATTTCTATATTTCTACCACGCTGACTACTTATTCAGCATGGTCGTCAGTTGGTTATAAAGCTGCATTCTGCGTAGTTCCAAGTACTTCAGCACCAACTTCTGAATTTAGTGCTGCTGCATTCTTCTATGTCTCATTGGCATATGATCCCAATGCTTCTAACTTAGTATCTCCAATGTCATACACCTACTTGTATGGTGTAACGCCCAACAAGGCTTTAACCAATGCACAGCAAACTTCATTGTTGGCTGGTGGCATGAACTGGATTGGTACTGGCGCAGAAGGTGGGATTTCTCTGAGCGTTATTTATGGTGGTCAATTCCTAGATTTGCATCCTTTTAACTATTGGTATGCAGTGGACTGGCTGGCTATTAACTCTCAGTTGTATCTTGCTGGGGCAGTGATTAATGGTTCAAATAATCCACAAAATCCGCTGTACTACAACCAGAATGGTATTAACAGGCTTCAGTCTGTTGCCCAATCTGTTGTAAACAACGGTATTAGCTTTGGTCTGATTTTGGCTCCTGCAACTGTAAATGCCGTGTCATTCACGACTTACGTTGCTCAGAACCCATCAGATTACTCAACTGGCACGTACAAGGGCTTGTCTCTGACGTTCGTACCAGCGAGAGGCTTCCAGAGCATTACTATTTACCTGACTGCTTCTAACATCCCAGTTTAAGAGAGTAAAATATGGCAAGTAATCCATTAGTGCTGCAAGGCACGTTAAACAGGATTAGAGGCAATGTGGTTATTGCCACTTATCCACAATTAAATGTTACTGCTGGCTATTTGGGCAAAGAAGGCATCAGCTTCCAATTGGAAGGCGAGGCAAGCCAATTAATTGGCACGCTTACTGGTGCAATTCCTAGTCCAGAGCCATATCAGTACGCAACTGTAACCGTACATTTGTTACGCACCCAATCTTTGTCTCAACTGTATCTTGCTCAGATGCTGGTAACGACCAATTTGGGTAACGTCACAGTGTTCCCTGATACTGATACTATTGCTCCATTCGTATTATTGAATGCTGTCATTAGTTCTGTACAGGAAATGCCGTTTAACGGAACGAACCCAGAAATGGTTGTGCGTTTACGTGGTACATATGTACAAAATGCTCTAATGTGGGCTTCGGGCTAATTCTCAACTTCGGGGTAAAAAATGAGAATTGATCAAAAGTTAAACTTTGTATTTCCAATAGAAACACCAAATAACGGCGTGGCCTATGTGTATTCATTACCCATAGGTCGCGTTGTGTTTGAAAGCTATTACAGTGTTTTGGGTAAGGTATTTACTACCTGTTTTGAAGGACAAGACCCTAAGCATATTGCATTAACCGCTCCACAGGTTGCATATCCTGCCTTGAAAACTATTTCAAAGGCAGATAACACTTGGGAAGGTACTGCAGGTGTCAAAGCTGGATTGATTAACGAAATCATTCGCTTAACGTCTGTGATGGTAATTAGTGATAATGGATGGGAAACCATTCCAATGGATTTAGCTATCAAACGTGGAATTTTTGATGAAGACTGCGAGGCTGAGGTACTCAGTGCATTAGTTTTTTTTACGTCAATTTCCAAGGTAGCACCCAAGCAGTTGGCTGGGACTTTCTTGGAAATGGCGGGTTCCCTGAGAAATTGGCAGTTCACATCCTTGGGATGTATGGAATTCAAGAATTCTTTGCCGACATCGACAGAGGACAAAGATACGATACCGAATCAGTCACAGGTTATTTCCTAAGTTATTTGTCAGGTCTTGGATTTGCCGATTTGATGAAGGAAACTGGGGGAAAATGGACTGATTCATCTGACTTTAGGTACAGGCATTTAATTTATACAATTAAAAGCAAGTCCATTTTTTAAGAGTTTCTGCAATGGCAAAATCGGTCATAGAAGTTGATATTGTTGGCTATGATAAATTCATGGCTTTTGCAGAGGCTTTTGAGAAATTTCAAAAGACGCTAAAGGACGCGCAGGAAAAATTAGACAAAATAGGTAAAGTCGCAGAAGAAGCTGGCAATAAAGGAAAAAAGTCTTTTGAAGCTACCAAAAAAGAATTAGATAATTTAAATCGATCTGCACAATCTGTTCTTACACCATTAACAAAAATAGGCAGCGTTGTAGCAGATGTTGCCAAATCTGCGGCAAGCACAGCATTAAGTTTTGCTAAATGGATCGCTTTTGGAGCATTGGGAACTGGATTTGGTTTGGGCGCATTAGCAAGAGGCGCTGTAGGTACTGAAACTCAAGCGCGTGGATATGGAATATCTTCAGGCGCATTGAGAGCCGCTAGAACTGCCTATTCTCCATTAGGCATAGATGTAGAAGGGATGCTATCTACGCTGACTCAAGCTAAATATGAGCCAAGCAAATATGCTGCATTCCAGCAATTAGGAATTAAGCCCCAAGCTGGGCAACAAATATCAGAGATGTCCTCATTAGACATCATGAATCAGGCATTGCGTGGCTTACAGGGAAAGCAAATTACTTATGGAACCAGACAATTATTGTCACAAATTGGTCTTGGTGCTGAAGATATCAATCGTATACAAGGAATTAAATCTGGAGCATTAGAACCTGCAATTGCTATGCAGCAGAAACTTGCTCCTAAATATGAAACTAATGAAGCAGGATGGATGAAATTTCAGCAAAGCATCAGTGCTGCCGGAGAAACAATTGAAACTTCGTTAATTAGAAATCTATCTAAGTTAGCTCCTGTATTAGGAGATTTAGCTAACCAAATTGCTGGAGCAATTGATTCATTTGCTCAAAGCGGTGGCTTTCAAAAAATGTTAGACACTGCAGTCAGTGGGATAAAAGAATTTGGAAAATATATTGGTTCTGGTGAATTTCAAGCAAATATTAAAAAGTTTGCAGAAGTATTGTGGGAACTGACACAGTTCTTAATGGAAGAATTGAATGCTTTAAGACATCCACTTGCGACAACAACTGAAGCCATATCAAAAACAGCCAGCTTTTGGCTTGATAATGCTAAAAAATTTGGTGACGGTTCTTATGCAGAAACTCATTTAACATCAGCACAAAAGCAAGAAGCCGCAAAGTTTGCACAGGCATATAATTTGCCAAAAGGGGTCTTGGAAAATGTCATGCAAAGTTTAGCTGGAACTGGAGCGTTCTATGGACAGAAAAATGCTTCCTATTACACAGCAAAAACTCAACAGGCAGGACAAACGCTTTCTGCTGAAATGTCTCGATTTGCTGGAGACAAACAACAGTTATTAAAAGCTATTTCTGCATACATTATTGGTGATACAGAATTTGATAAACTGCTAAAAGCAAAACCAACAACATGGCAATTAGATTCTAGAGTACAAAATGTTCAAAGTATTGTCATTAGTAATAATACAGGCGGCAGTGCTGTAGTTTCTGCTCCTCAATTGCAAGGAGCAACAGGTAAGTAATTATGGCATTTAATCAGCAAAATCAATTTAATGACCAGCGCATTAATTTCCAATATACCTACGAAATATCACCAATAGTTCTGCGCGGAGGAATTGCTGCAGGTCTAGTTGATAGCATGATGAGCATTCTGCAGCTTACGGAAGGCAATAGTGCTGTTGTATATCCAAATGTTGACGATTATTTTGCCAACTTTAAAGTAATTTCAGGCGGTACATTGCAAGACTGGACTACAGCAGAGTATCCATTTGCCAGCATGGTTATGGCTGCTAACGCTGTTATTCAAAATCCATTAAAAGTAAGTATGCTGATGATTTGCCCTGTTCGCGCTAGGGAAGATTACAAAAATAGCTTTACGGACAAAGAAGGAAAGATGAGAGCATTGAAAGCCTCTTTAAATGATCATATTTCCAGCGGCGGTACATTCGATGTATATACACCATCATTTGTATATGGAGACTGTTTGCTAACTTCCTTACGTGACGTAAGCGTAACTTCTGATAAGCAAGTGCAATACATGTGGCAATGGGATTTTGTACAGCCATTAATTACGCAAAGCCAAGCTACTCAGGTTTATAACAATCTCTATGCAAAACTGGCCGCCGGAACTCCTGTAAAAGACCCAGTTGAAAACAGCGGAGTTAACAACGTAACGGATGTACCTCCTGTAGAAGATTCTTGGTCTGATGGTCAAACAGGGTAATTATTATGACTATTGTTCCATTTAACCCAAGCAATACTGCTCAATTTCAATTCAATCCTGAGTTGGATGGCGTTACATATATTGCTTATTGTCCATATAATGTATATAGCCAAAGATACTATTTAAGTATTTATAACACTCAAAAAGTGTTACAAATGAATATTCCTTTGATTCCATCTCCTGATACTGGCGATATCAATTTAACTCAGGGTTATTTTGATACGCCAATTATATTTAGGGCAAGTTCAAATAATTTTGAGATTGGATAATGCGTTATTACGCCATCAGCATTACTAATCCAGATAATAATGAAGTCTTATTAAGATATAGCAGTCTTAATGCAGACGGATCAAATAATCTGTCTTGTTTAAGAGTAGTCATGGATATTCCACAATATGCCGCAGGACAACCTGCAGGTTTGGCATATATAAAATTATATGGCGTAACATTTCCAGAATTAAGTCAAAGCAATAAATTAACTCGAGCAAAGATTATTGTTTGGGGAGGAATGAGCAAAGGATTGCCATTAGTAAATACGCAACAACAAGGAATATTGCTTAGTGGACGAATTTGGCAAGCATTTGGTAACTGGCAAGCTAATGAAGTTACTCTAGATTTGGTCGTAGAGCCTGAATTTTCTACCAATATAGACAATGCAAATTTAACTGGTATCTGGGCTATAGGTGAAAATCTTACTTCATTTACAAAACGTACTTTGCTGCAAGCATTTCCGTCATCGACAGTTATTGGTAAATTTTATGCTGGATTGACAACAGTATCTGATTTATCTATTGGTCATACTGATTTAAAAAACTTTTCTGAACAAATTTTAGAAATTAGTAAATCTATCAATTCAAATGCTGATTATATAGGCGCACAAATTGTTCCTACTTCTAATGGATTTTATTTATATGATGGAACTTCAGCACCACAAGCAAAAGAATTGGCATTTACTGATTTTATAGGAAATATTACATATATTGATTATCAGACCATTAACTTTAAAACAGTTATGCGCGGTGATTTGCAGGTTGGTGATGTAATTAAATTGCCAGCCAGAACAAATGTAGTAAATGCTGTTAATTCATTTACTCAATATAGGGATAATATTTCTTTCCAAAATAATTTTACAATTAAAAGCATTAGACATATTGGAGACAGTAGACAATCTACTGCTGATAACTGGTGCAGTATTATTGATGCTTATTTGGGTGGCTAATGAGTGACGGATTAAAAATACCGTTTAACTTTGCATTAAATCGATTTGCAAAGAAGAATGCATTTGACCTGACGCAGATGTTAGGCCAAGCATTGCCATGCCACGTAGTAGCGCGTAATGGGGCTATTGTAACTATTGCATTTGACGTACAGCCACCAGAAGGCATTACCCTGCCCCAAACAAAATGTCCTATTTTGGAGAGTCAGTACGTTAAGTTGCCTATACAGGTAGGTGATCGTGGCATCACTATTCCATGCTCTGCAAATTTAAATCCTACTACTGGATTGGGTGGTAAAGCTGCCCCGTTTCAATCACAGCCATTTAACCTTAGTTCGCTGGTATTTGTTCCTGTCGGGAATCTTGGTTGGTCAAATCCTGACGGCACAGCAACTATTATAACCTCTCAAAATGGATCATCCGTAGTTACTGTAAGCAATTCAGGAATTACGATGACCAAGGGCGGTTCATCTATTTCTATTGATGGATCAAGTATTAGTATTAATGCCAGTACTGTTACGATCAACGGAACTACAACGGTCAATGGGGCTGCTACAGTTACTGGAGCCTCCACTCTATCTGGTGGCGCAACTATTTCTGGTAAGTCATTCTTGAGTCATACTCATGGTGGCGTATCCACTGGCACAGGCACAACAGGAGGCGTAAGTTAATGAGAACTTATGGCAGAGATTCTACTGGTAAATGGCAAGTTATTACTGAAACTAATTACGTTCAATTAGCAACACTTGTACAAGTATTACGTTTGCAGCAGGGCGAATCTCCTTTCTTTGGTAACTATGGATTACCTGCCGTCCAATCCGTTCAACATCAAGTTGCTCCACAGGCTGCACTAAGCAGAACTCAGGCGCAATTTAGCAAGTATTTTGCTAGTCTTACCATTACGCGATTAACTGGATACACTAATCCTACTTATGACGTAAAAGCAGTATTTTTGAACGGCACAGTAATCCAATCTACTTTAGCGACCTAACATGGCAACAATTACTGAAAATGGCGCAATTCCTGATTCTCCGGCTACTTTACGGGCGAATCTACTTACTGCTGCAACTGCATTATCTCCGTCTTTAACTGCTAATTTGCCAGCTTCATTAATTGAAGATATGGCTAGTACTGGCACTGGCGCATTAGTTGTACAGGATCAGGCATATGTAGATGCAATTAATTCGATTGCACCAACTACTGCAAACGATGAAATTCTAATACAGTTAGGTAACGTATATGGCGTTCCTAGAGGATTAGGATCAAATGCAAGCGTTTATGTGACATTTACTGGCACTGTTGGTTTTGTAATTAACGCAGGTTTTATTGTTTCTGATGGTACATATCAATATACGACTCAAGAAGCCGCTGTAGTCCCCACTGGAGGCACGACAGATCCCGTATATTGCGTTGCGACTAAAGCAGGATCGTGGGCAATCCCAGCAGCTTCAGTAACTTCTTTATCAACATCAGTACCATCTGGAATTACTTTGACTGTGACTAATCCTAATGCAGGTACTGTCGGCCAGACAGCACAAAGTATTAATGATTATAGATTGCAAGTTATCCAAGCAGGTCGTGCAGTAGCGACTGGCTCTGCTACGTTCATTAAAACAGCTTTGCAGAAGGTATCTGGAGTCATTCCAAGAACGATATCTATAAGATATCTATCTGGAATTGGTACTGAGATTGTTGTTGCAGGTGGCGATCCATATAAAATTGCCAATGCCATTTTCCAGTCTATGTTCAATATTAGAGATTTAGTTGGAAAACAAACCATTGGCACTACCCAGACTATTACAGTCAAAGATTACCCTGATAACTATCAGATTAAATTTGTCACTCCAACTTCTCAAGCAGTAACTGTTGCTGCATATTGGACTACAGTTTCTGGTACAAACTTTGTTAGCAATACAGTAGTTTCATCTGCTGTTATTCCTGCTATTACCGCATATATCAATAGCATCAATATTGGCGAAAAGATGAGTTTGTTGGACTTGCAAGATACTTTTGTTGCAGCAACTGCATCAATTCTTGATCCAACAACTATTGCCACATTAGGATTTGTTGTAACTATTGCAGGAACCACTGTATCTCCAAGTGGCATGATTTATTCTGCATCACCTGTAGACTCAGAAGCATATTTAACTGCTTCTACCATAACTGTTTCTAATACTACTCCTCCATAAATGGCTAACCTGACTACACAATTAGCTTCATACGCTTATGCGCAGTATTCTGATGATTCAGATATTGTGGCGTTCTTTACTGCGTATAACCAGTTAAGTCAGGCTAATTTAGATGCAATGAATGCTTTGGTACTACCAAACTATCAAAGCAAATCAGGCAATTTATTAAATTGGGTTGGGGAAAATATTTATGGAGAAGAAAGAAAATCTATTGCAGTTGGTATTGCGCATTCTGTTGGTGACATTAATACTTATGAATACAATCAACTAGAATCTAATAAATATTCTTTAGTATTTAAAAATACAGATTACGCAGTATCAGATACCGTATATCAATCCATCATTACATGGAACTATTACAAAGCAGATGGATTTCAATTTACATTAAGATGGTTAAAAAGGCGCGTATATCGGTTTTTAAACGGCGGTAACAATATTCAAAGTACTTACAATGTAAGCGTGTTTTTTACTTCCGCTACCGCTGTTACTATTCAAGTACCAGCTTCTAATATTTATTCTGGAGTGTTATCTGCGGCTATTCAAAGCGGCATTTTGATGCTTCCAATTGGATTTACTTTTACTGTTACCACCGTGTAACGGAGACAATATGGCAATTTTAAAATATAGCAATAATGCCCATACAACTCTGCAATCAACAATTACCAGCGGTGCTACATCATTAACGGTAGCTTCTGGTACAGGCGCATTATTCCCCACTACAACTGGTGGATATAACTTTTATATCACAATACTAGATGCCGCCACTTTGACTACTAATGAGATTGTTAAAGTAACTTCACGATCTGGTGATGTGTTTACTGTTGTACGAGCGCAGCAAAGCACCACCGCTGTAGGTTGGGCTGCTGGATCAGTTGTTGCACAATTGATTACTGCTGGAGACTTAACTACCTTTGTTCAGCAAGAACAACTTCCTATTTTTGGCACAACAACATATCCATTAACGATGGATAGCAGTGGTTCTGGAGCCACTCCATCAACAACATTTAATGGTTCTGCTGCTCAAACTATTAGTTATAACACTTTGGGAGCCATGTCATCTCTTGCTTTCTCTGGGTCTAATGTCAATTTAGCTGGTAGACCATTAGTTTCTCCATCAAGCGGATATCAAAAATTTCCTAGTGGATTGTGGATGCAATGGGGAACAACATATGCAGCAGCCGGAGATAATTCATATTCAGTAACTTTCCCAATAGCATTTCCAAATGCTGTTTTTAATATACAGTTAACTGCTAATAATAATAATCTGAACTACAGAAATGACACATGGGCACAATTAGGAAATACTATTACTACAACATCTTTTAACTATTTCTATCAACAGTCTTATGATAATTCATCTGTTGGGGGATACGTTAACTGGCTGGCTCTTGGGTATTAAAAAATGACTACATTACTATTTAAAAATAATGCTCAAAGTAAATTAGCATATGCAATTCCTGCAAATGCAACAACCGCATATTTAACATCCGGCACAGGAATCTTATTTCCTCAACCTACTACAGGTCAGGGATTTTATTTAACATTTTATGATGCTGCTGGAACTAGCCTTGTTAATGAAATTGTTTTGGTCACTGGTATTTCTGGCGATCAAATTACCTCGATGGTTCGCGCCCAACAAGGAACTACTGCAGTAAACTGGGCTGTCGGAACTGCTGCTGCACAACTTTATACAGCAGGTGATGCACAAGCGTTTGATCAATCTCCAGCCGATGTCACTATTGGTTCTAGTCAAGTCACTGGTGGTACAAATGGTTATGTTCTATATAACAACAATGGCCTGTTAGGTAACAAGACAGTTATAGAATCTGTTACTGCTGGTACAGGTATTACAGTAACAAATCCAACTTCGACATCAGCTCTTGTCTCAGCAACTGGAATTCAGACTGTTTCAGGAACTACTGGGACTATTTCCGTTACTTCTGGTCAAAATCCAACTATTAATTTGCAAAGTGGCGTTGTTTCTGCTGGCACTGTTGGATCATCTGCCTTAATTCCTGTTATTACTACAGATACTTATGGCCGTGTAACTGGAGTTTCTACTGCCGCTAACCCACAAGGAACTCTTACAGGATTGTCAGTTTCTTCTTCTAATGGTTTTGCTGGAACTGTAGGCAGCGGTGCTAGTCCTGCTATTACTTTAAGCACTACTGTTGGTGCTGCTGGCAGTGAAAAATTACTAAAAGGAAATGGAACGTCTATCAGTGCTGCAACTGCCGGAACTGATTATGCCCCCGCAACGTCTGGAACTGCCTCTCAACTGCTTGCCAATAATGGATCAGGAGGATTTTCCAATGTTACTGTTGGTTCTGGTTTGTCTTTTGCTTCTGGTACTTTAAGCAACCCTACATCTGGCACTGTCACACAAGTAACTACTACAGCCCCTTTGGGTGTTACTAGCGGGACAACCACTCCAGCATTAACAATTACTCAAGCGACAACATTAACAGATGGATATTTAAGTAGTACGGACTGGAATACATTTAAAAACAAAGTATCCTCAGTTGCTTCTGCTGATGGCAGCGTTTCTGTTACTACAACAAGTAATGCTGTTGATCTTGCTGTTGCTAGTTCTCCACAGGCAGCAACAGTAGTAATGACGGTATATAACAATACTGGCTCTACTTTAACTACAGGAACTGTTGTTTATATTCAAAGCGCATCAGGCAATTTACCTTACGTTAACAAAGCACTAGCAACATCAGATGCTACTTCTTTGGAAACATTAGGAATTGTAAAAAGCGATATTACAAATTTAAGCAGTGGAAGCGTTGTTACTTCTGGTATCGTCACTGGAATCAATACTGCTGCATATTCAGCAGGTCAAATCTTATACCTTAGTGCAACAACCGCTGGAGCTTTAACTCCAACTGCACCATCCTCTCCAAATCATTTAGTTTACGTTGCTGTCGTTGTTAATGCAGCTGCATCTGGTTCTTTGCTTGTAAATATAAAGACAAGCCTTGATTTGCATGAACTTGATGACGTAACAATTACTAGCCCTGCAAATGGACAAACCATTATTTATGATGCTACTAATCAGATTTGGGTCAACAATACTTTAACCAGTGGTACTGGCATTAACATTACAAATAATGCTGGTGGCATTACTATTAATAATACTGGTGTTACTTCTGTTTCTGGAACCTCTGGAAATATTGTAGTAACTGGCACAACTACTCCTACTATTAACTTAGCAACTAGCGGTGTAGGCTCTGGAAGCAGTGTAGGTTCTGCGACTTTAGTACCTGTAATCACATATGATACTTATGGAAGAATTACTGGCGTATCTACGGCAGCAGCAAATCCACAAGGTACTGTGACTGGTGTATCGGTTGTCAGTGCAAATGGATTAGCGGGCACTGTGACTTCTGGAGCCACTCCAGCCATTACATTATCCACTTCTGTAACTGGATTATTAAAAGGAAACGGCACTTCAATTAGTGCCGCAACTTCTGGTACAGATTATGCACCTGCCACATCAGGTGCGTATTTATTATATGGTAATGGACTAGGTGGATTTTCTAACGCAACAATCAGCACTGGACTTAGCTTTTCAGGTGGAGTTTTAAGGGCTTTACCAAGAATTGTTTCTACTAATACATTTGGATCAAATATTTATTGGAATAGCAGTCAAGTTGATTTAGTTAGCATTTCTGCACAAGTTGGTGCAGTAACTATTGACGCTGATTCTAATCCTGTTCCTCTTAATGGACAGAAAATTATGTTCAGAATTACTGGAGGCATTGGTGGTGCAATTATTGAGTTTACAACTGGAGACTATGGTTTTGTAGGCATTGGCATTCCTTTAACATCAATCTCTTTAGCTGCAAATACTACTGTTGTAATTGGAGCCATGTTTAATCCTCAAAGCAAAAGCACAACCGCAACTCCACGTTGGGAAGTAATTGCTATTACTCAGGGGTAATGTATGACTAGAATTCCATTTTCATTCGATTCTCAATACGGAAAATTTAGTGATTGTTTGGTTTTTCCAGATGATCAAACATTCACCGAAGAAGAACTGACTGCCATGAAAGAACAAAGATTTCAAACTTGGCTTAGTTTTGTACAAGAATCTTCAGAAGCTGAATAATGGCTACTTATTATTGGGTTGGTGGATCAGGAAATTGGACATCTGATGATCCTTCACATTGGTCTCTATCTTCTGGTGGTACTGGCTTTGCTGGTGTTCCTACGATCGATGACAATGTTATTTTTGATTTAGCAGGAACAATTACAGTTACCATTATTGGAACAGTTAACTGCAATAATTTTTCTGTTGCAGGAAGTACTTATATTTTTGTTGGATCGGTAGGTGAGATTAACGTAGGTGGTAGTCTAGATTTACTTACTGGAACTCTATGGAATTTTACTGGTGGCTTGTGGTTTATAAATACTCAATATGGCAGATGGATTTGGACAAATGGAGTTGTCATAAACAGTCCTATATATATTAATTCCCCTGTTGATATAGGATATCTTAATTACTATGCTATTAAATTAGGTTCTGCTTTATTAACAACAAAAAATATTTACATTCTTGCTGGTAAATTAATTACTGGCGATGCAGATACCTATTACTTTAATTTAACAGCTACCGCGTCAGATATATATGTTGCCGCTAATGCAGCATTTGATTTTTCTTATGTCACTGTTGTATGCAACAACTTTACATGCGAAGCAACAAGTTATATTAATGCTTCTGGATCGTTATTATCAGCAAATCAATCTTCTTCTATTGTCACTGCTCCATGTCAATTATTAGGCACAGTAAGATTTGCAACTTCTGGCTCTGGTTTATTAAAAACTGGTTCTCAATATGGAATTAGCATCGATTACAATACCACAACATTTGGAGATCCATCTCATAATGTAGCGTTAACTAATCCCTCTGATATTCAATATGTTGGTTATTTTGATAGCATTGCTAACGGAGTTGTGCCTATAGATGGAACTTATATTCCATCTGGAACAAAGATTATACATGTTAGCTATTCTTCAACCCTTTCAACTTATATTTTATATCTTTCTAATGCAGTAACCACTGCAAGTGTTATTACAAATAGTCCAGCAGCAATTACTCAAGCTGTATTATTGGAAGAATTAAATGTTCCAACTCCTTTAACAAATGGTATTACAACTGTATCGTTAGAAGGGTATGTTGGTACATTAACTATTAATGCTAATGGCTCACAAACTAATAGAAGAACATTTATAAAATCAAATACGTTATTTAAACAAGTAACTCTTTGGTCTTATGGATTTTCTTCTGCTCCGCAAAATATAGATTTTAGAGACATCAATTTAGATGGAGCGGCTGCTGGAACAACAATTACCAATGGTGGAAATTGTCAAGGAAATAATGGAATAGATTTTCCATCAGGTAAAACTGTGTACATGAAAGCTAGTACTACTACCGTCTTATGGTCTGATACGGTATGGGCAACATCTAGTGGTGGCACTCCTGCATTAGCCAATTTTCCGTTGGCACAGGATGAAGCAATTATTGACAATAATAGTTACATTTATGGATTAACTGTAAATTTCACTAAAACGTGGAATATAGGAATTCTGAAATTAACAAAATATTCTCAGCCTTTAAATATTAATATTTCTATTTCTATTAATATTTATCGTCATTTTTATAGCAATATGTCTGTAAATTTTGGCAACTATGGTGCTCCAATTTATTTTATTAATAACGATATATATTGGAATAATATTAATGCCAATGGCGCTGTTTTAAATAATCCTGTTCAATTTTTATCTTATACAACAGGTGGTGGTGAGATAGATTTCAATAGCGCATTTATTTGTACTAAAGACATTAGTTTTATTGGTGCAACATATATAGCCGGATATGATGTTGTCACTCCTACATATTTTACATACACAATTACTGCTCCAAATATTACTTTTAATAATAATTGCTCAAATGGTCAAAATCATTATATCGACAATCTGCAATTTGTTTGCACAGGCAGCAATTTTAATATTTTAAATCGTCCAAATTATTTTAGTGGCGGTAACTGTGAGGTTAGATTTACATCATCTTCAACAAAAACTTTTAATTCTGTAGATGCAATATATGCAACAAGTAGTGCTATTGGCACTGGATTGGCACTCTGCAATGCAGGGTCAGGCGCATTAATTGTTGATGGAAATTATACTTTTCAAGACATATATAATCTTACATCTCCTACAACTTTTGAATTTGGTTCAAGTAAAACAATTAAAATATATAATTTTAATATTCAAGGAACTGACGGCAATTATGTCTTTTTAACTAATACCAATATTGATAACTTTGTATTACAAAACCTACAATCTACCTCCATTAATACTTATTACTTACAAATATTAAAATCTTCTGCTACAGGTGGCTTAGGATGGAATGCATCTAACAGCATCGATTTAGGCGGCAACTATGGGTGGACTTTTGGATACGGACAGAAAGGTAACTTTCTAATGTTCTTCTAAGTTTTATCGAGATTTATTGCTAAGAATTCAATTGTTATATACATTACAAATAAATAAAAACCTAATTTCTAATAATTAATTCTTATATGCAGTTAACCCTTACCACATTGCAAAACAGACCAGTCGTCTACAAGATGATTCGGTTTGACTCTGCCGATCCTGCAATCAGACAGATTGTGGAAACTGTATATATTGATTCTTTAGCAGATGCGGAGACTGCTGCTGGAAGTGATTGGATTGCTGGTAAAGCAATGGGCGTTGAATGCAGAGAATTTCAAGCTGGAGATATATTAGAATTATCAGATGGCAAGATAGCCGTTCTGACTAATGCCGCTGGCGCTAAAGTTGTATTTGATGCTAATGAATACACAGGAACATTGCCTTCCATTAGCGTAGATCAAACAATCATAGACGCAATTCAATATAGACCAAATCAACCTAGAATACAGTCTCTTGTAAATGGGGAAATGACATTATGGCCGTAGCATATGCATCCCCTCCGTTAAGGTCTGATTGCCCAAGTTTTTTTCCATCTTCTTGGTCTTTTTCATATACCAATAATGGTAATGCAATAGCGTTAGTGGCATGGGCTATAGAAAATAATACCTATGATCCTCCACACATGGCAGCAACCTACAACGGTTCTTCATTTACGCAAGATTTTTTTATTAGTGATGGGATTTGGAACGGAATAGGCTGGACTGGATTGCATTTACTAAATGCAGCTTCAGGTTCACATACTTTAGTTATTTCTATTAATCCTTTAACTGGCGCTGGTGTAGCGGATAATATTGGCGCTTATGTTGTGTCTGTTTCTGGAGCCAGCACAACTGCATCTGTATTAAGCAATGCAAGTGCTTATGATTATATTGGTGGAGCAGATGCAACTATAACCGCCCCTGCTGTTGCCATGCCATCTCGTGTTAATGATTTGGTTATTGGATTTGCTGATCTAAACTCAGCATATTCACCAATCACTGCATTAACTGGAACAAACATTACGCCTATAGCAACTTCCGCAGGGTTTTGGTCAAGTTATACTGCTGGCTCATCTCCGTCTGTAAATGTACAGCAAACTTTCTTTTTTGATTGGAATGCAGGTGAATATGGTGTTGGCGCTGCTACGATGGGATTTTCTTTTTCTCCATCAGGCGGCACTTCTAATCCTGCAAATCCACCAGATCAAGTAACTAATTCTGCTGCTGCAATTCCGATTCGTATAGTTAATCCATACGTTTCTCCAACATACCCTGCTAATCCTCCAGACCAAATTACTAACGATAGAGCGGCTATTCCCGTCTATTTCGTAGTCAAACCTTAATGAGACAAAATAATGCCAGTCAGTCCATCGAATCCACCGAACTATACAAATAATGCTAATGCTGCTATTCCTGTTTACTTAGCAAGCAGCGGTGGAGTTCAGCCATCTGCCGGAACATACACTTCATCAACATTGCCAAGTGCTTCATTATATTCTGCTGGCACAAGTGCATATACAACCGATATGGGATTTGTATATACCGACGGATCAAAATGGATTAATGAAAATGATTATTTTGTTGCCAAAACACGAACAAGTTTAAATACAACTCAGCCTGTATATCAAGAAAACTTTTACGGTGCGACCAAGATATTTAGCGGATATACCGATGCGCAGACATTTTTAACTGTATCAGGCATTGCACCTAATGGTATTGAAATAGGTTGGAATGCTGGCATTACATCAACTAATAGTTGGTATGTAGGTGTACAAAAGACCTTTACAACGCCTTGGGATTTGTCTAATACGGATCGAATTCAATATGAATTTGGTTGGTATAAAAATGCACCATTGACACGAATAAACTTGATCTTAGTTGACGGTTCTGCAAATTCAATGATATTTAGCGGATTGTTAAATGGTTCTGAAAAACCGCAGCAATGGTCACAAGTATTGCTCAAATCTCAATTTGCTCAATTTGCTGGTAGTACATTTAACTGGAACAATGTAGTAAGGACAGATGTTAGATTTGTAACTAGTGGTGTTACCTCTGACGATTCACGCAGTATGGCTTTGTACCGAGTTACTGCTGGTGGATATACAAAACCAACTGTTGTCATTAGTTGTGATGATATTTATTCTGGTGACGGCGTTGGTACTGATGCGCTTGGACTTAATGCAATGCTTCCAACTTGCATTTCTCGAAATGTAAAAGGCACACATTTTGTAACAGACACAGAAATACTGAATGGTGGTCAAGGTACGTCATATAAAATGACGCAAACTCAAGTTCAGGCTTGGTGTAACGCAGGATGGAGTATCTGCTGTCATAACATTCAGCACAGACCATTTGCTATTGATGTAGCCAGTTATTCTAAGACTACATCAGTGGTCACAATGGTAATTAACTGGGGATCATCTACTAATACAAAAGGAACACCAACAGGATTTACATTAGTTGCGGGAGATACAATCACTGTTTCTCGATGCGGATTTAATAACGTAAATGGAACTTATACTGTTTTAACAGTCACACAAGGGTCAGCCACAACCACAATTACTTATGATGTAGGCAATTCAACTGCTGTACCTACGGTTTCTGTTGGCGATGGTGGCGTAATTAGTGTCAACAAGTACAGCGTCAAAAATGACAATCAGTTGCTAAGAACAATGATTAAGCAACAAGGGTACAAAACCAATGATGCAATCATGGCATATACCTATGGTCAAAATGATGAAGTTGCCAGAACTGCACTCGCCGAAAATGGCGTTCGTATTGCTAGAACAACTGTTGGGAATGGCACAAACCCTGAATACTACACAGGATTACAATTAGGAGTTACTCAGATCAGCAGAAAAAATGGTCTTGTTTTGTTTTCAAAAAATACAACAAGTACCACTGTTGCTCAATTAAACAGCAGGATGCTAACAATTCCCACCTATGGATATACAGGCGTTTTATCAAGCGTTCAAAGCATTATGGCATCTCTAATACAAACAGGCGGTTTGTTCTCTATTTATTGGCATGGAGAAGCATTGACGGACGGTGCAAACATGACAGATCAATCACAAATTGATTTGATCAACTATCTTGCTGATCTGCGTGATGCTGGGACAATTGATTTGATTGCGTTTGACCAATTAGATGCAATGATTAGTCAAAGATTAAATCCTAACGACATTCAAAATTAAAATTTAAATGCCTATTACTCCATCAAATCCACCAAATTATACCAATAATCCTGCTGGTGCTATCCCTGTCTATATTGCTTCTGGCGATATAAACACTGGCTTTGTGTATGTTAAAAACACACCCACTTCATTAACTCCAACTTCTACGGCTAATCAACCAGTATTAGGATTGACCAATGGAGTGGCTTTAGCTGCAAATACTCGGTATTACGTTGAAGGGCAATTTGTGTTGTCGCAAATTGGAAATGCCAATAACCATACTGAAACTGTTGGCTTTACGTCCTCTACTTCTCTAGCGGCTATTAATGTACAAATTATTAGAAATAGGAATGATAGCCCATCTACTTCTTTTTCTAGCGTTACATTGAGCAATACAGCAGCATTAACGGCATTGGCTTATACCGCCACTGGCAATGCTGACTATGTAAACTGCTACAACTTTTCTGGTTATGTTGTTACAAACGCTGCTGCAACCAATCTAAATCCAATATTAGTATTTGGTTCCAATTCTGGCACTTCATCTACAGTATTGGAAAATGCGTACTTTAAATTTACCCCCAATGGGGCTTCTGGCTCTAACTTTGTTGTTGGTACTTGGTCTTAATTAATCTTTATGGCATGACAAGATGGAAACTCAATTAGCGTTCAACATTATATTAGGATTGGCTTCATTTTTTGGAGCATATATTTTGAATACAATCAGCAATAAGATTGAACGATTAGATAATGATTTAAGAGACCTGCCAAAACTTTATGTTACTAAGGATGAAAATCGTCACGACATGGATGAAATAAAACAAATGTTGCAGCGTATTTTTGAAAAGTTAGATCAGAAAGTCGATAGAAACGACATTAGATAATCCAAGTCATCGGTTGAGTCTGCTGGATGCTACCCCGACAGACTTCAGGCTTGACCGATGATGAGGTTTCATTGGAGAAAAAATGATTACTTTATTTTCTACTTTAATCTCTTTCTTAGCTGGCGGCCTTCCAAAGGTATTGGATTTCTTTCAAGACAAATCTGATAAGAAACAAGAACTGGCACTGGCTCAGTTACAGACTGCTCATGAACTAGAAATGCGTAAGCAAGGTTATGAGGCTCAACAGAAAATAGAAGAAATCAGATTGGATCAAATACAGGTACAATCTGCTGCACAGACTCAACAGGTTTTGATTGGCGCACAGCAAGCGGAGATGCAAGCCCTATACGACAACGACAAAGCTCTTGGAGAAGGTACGTCAACATGGGTTAAAAATGTTCGTGCGCTTGTGCGTCCAATCATTACTTTTGGCTTCTTTGGATTACTTTGCTTTGTAGATATTGGCCTGTTTTACTTTGGTTGGCAGAAGGGCACTGACTTCACCGTGTTAGCCGATATGCTGTGGGATAATGAGACTCAAGCGTTATTTGCAAGTATTATTGCCTTTCACTTTGGCGGTCGTGCTTTCGGCAAATGAAAACGTCAGATAAAGCAAAGGAACTGATTAAGCATCACGAAGGCGTGAAAAACCGCCCATACCTTTGTCCGGCTAAAATCTGGACAATAGGTGTTGGTCATGTTCTTTATCCTGAACAAGCAAAGTTAAAGATAGAAGATCGTAAAAACATAACGCTGCTGATGGTAGACAACCGTGTCTGGACTATGGAGGAAATCAATGCATTACTTAATGCAGACCTTGCGCGTTTTGAGCGAGGTGTGGCTAGACTCTGTCCTGCTTCTGTTGGTAATCAAAACCATTTCGACGCACTGGTCAGTTTTTCCTTTAATGTAGGTCTGGGTAACCTGCAAAACTCAGGGCTTAGATTTAAGTACAATCGTGGCGAATTTGAGTATGCCGCTAACGAATTCCTAAAATGGACTAAGGCTGGCGGTAAAGAACTAAAAGGATTAGTCAACCGCCGCCAAGATGAGCGTAATTTATTTCTAGGTAGATAAAATTAACTATGCAGCAATTGTATGTATTTAAGTTTTTTCTTTATCTAGATAGATTTATTGGTGCATGTATATGGAGAGAATCTAATATCACCATATCATCTCACTGCGGCTTAGAACTGCGAAAGCCAAATCCAGCATGGTGGGCTAGACTAATTGGGCATCATTTCCTGAATAGGTTCTGGCCTAACCACTGTGAACTGGCTATTCAATATGATGCTAGATGCGCAGTACAGACCCTTCAATATTTAGGGTATTAACAAATTTGTTAAGTTTTTGGAGCGTCGCTGGGTTCTGTCTTTTTAATTTTGCAAGTAACGCAAATAAAAAACTTCCCAGTAACATGCCCGCCAATTAACTCTCTATGCTTCCCGCATTTTAAGCAGCGTCTAGTAAAAGTCATTTGCTAGACCTTTCCTTAAGAATTGCCACCAGTTCATCGTCCATAAATGGGTCGGCAACTTTATTGATGTAATCAATTAACTTATCGTGCTTTTCGGATAACTGCTGATAAGCAAATAGCAGGTTTTTATTCTTGATCTCTAAATCAATTAAAGTCATTTCCATATCTTTTGCATTTGCCGCCCAGTCAGAAACATCTGACTTTCCGTTCAAATATTCATTAATCTTTTGACTTAGGGTTGTCATTACGCTTACCTACTAAATTGATTAATTCGGCTTCTAACTCTAATTCCAATCTTGCTTCACGCAAATTATCCTGCATAAAAGCATCTGCAATTTTTCTGTCTACAATCGCATGTATCCATGCTTTGAATAATTGAAAGTCTTGCATAAATTTAATATTTAATGAATTATAAGCATTATCTCTTTTAATGACATAAATGCAATGTTTAATTTTTTTATGCTATAACTAAGAAAACTAAACAGTACAAGTATTATGAATAAAGAGAAAGTACAGCAGTTATATGACAATGTTTGGTATCGCATAGATAACGAATATACGCATGAATGTTGCGATTGTTCGTTAGTGCATACTGTTAAATATAAGTTAGAAAACGGGGTGGTTTTTATGCAATGGAACTTGAATCCTCGTGAAACTAAAAAAGCGAGGAAGATTCGTGCCCAAAATAAGTGATGCAGAGTTTGTTTCCGTTTGGAACTTGTATGGCTCACCTGCACTGGTTGCCAAGCATTTAAAAATTGATGTCCGTAGTGTCTATAGGGCAAGGGCAAAATTAGTAGATCAGGGACATGATCTTCCAACTTTCAACCATACAGGCAATAATAAGTACTTCACCCCAGACGTTGCAGCGGCAATGAAATGGGAAAAACGTAGAACACTAGAAGTAAAAAATGGATATGTCATTATCTTTTCTGATCCTCATTTTTATCCTGACCATAACACTATTGCACAATCTGCACTCTTAACTGTCATCAAGCAGTTAAAGCCCCATGCGGTTTTATGTGGTGGGGATGCATTAGACGGCACTCAAATTGGACGGCACGATCCAACTAGAGGATGGCATCAGCCTGTAACGCTTAAAGAACAGTTGACCTGCATGTCAGAAAGCATGACTGCCATTAAGAAGGCAGCCAAAGGCGCTGTGACGATGATGACAATGGGCAATCACGATGCCCGTCTATCTCGTTATTTAGCCATGCATGCCCCTGCTGTAGAAGACCTAATTGGCACTAAACTAGAAGATTACATACCTAGCTGGCCGTTATCTTGGACTGTTGAGATTAACGGTGACACCATTCTCAGGCATCGACACCTTGGGGGTATGCTGCACTTACAGGCTCAGAAAGCCGGATGCAACTTTGTACACGGCCATTTGCATAAGTTAGGGTGTATGGTTACCCCTCAATATCATGGATTCAAATACTCCATTGATGCTGGAAGTCTAGCCGACCCAAAATCTGATGCATTTGACTATGCGGAAGATGGCGTCCCTTTTGTGCAAGGCTTTGCTGTGTTAAAGTTTGAAAATTATAAATTGTTATGGCCGGAGTTTTGTTACGTGCAAAACGGTGTTGCATATTTCAGGGGAAATAGAGTATGAGCTCAGCCCATAAGCAGATTGGTGGAACCCACTATGTTGATATGGCAATTCAACCTTGGGACGTAATGCAAGCTTTGTTAAGCGAAGAAGAATTCATTGGCTTCATCAAAGGAAATATCATTAAGTATTCTATGCGCGTCGGTCGTAAAGACGGTTCTGACGATGCAGCAAAAGCCCTGCACTACATGGAAAAATTAAAAGAATTGCTGTCTGAACAAGAAGAAATCGAAGGGTTTTGGGAAGAATAAAGTATTTGCCCCACACGCCTCTGCCAAACTGCGTAGCGGGCTAACATGCGCACCAGTGGGGTTTCTTTTTTGCTGGTTCACGGTCTAGAACGTGGTAAAGGCGCAACCTCCCAGCATCTATTTTTTGAGAACAGTTGTTCTCAGCTTTACCACAAATGTGGTA